TTGATGAAGCAGATAACACAGGGAACGATGTACAGCTCTTACTTAGAGCGTTTATTGAAGAGTTCGCAGGGAATTGCAGATTCATCTTTACGTGCAACTACAAGAATAAAATACTCGAACCGCTCCACTCAAGGTGTGCTGTGGTTGAGTTCAACATTAAGGGCAAAGAGAAGCAGGAAATAGCAGCAAAGTTTTTTCAAAGATTACTTTATATTTTAGATAAAGAAAAGGTAGAAGCAGATAAGAAAGTTTTAGTAGAATTAATAAACAAACATTTTCCAGATTGGAGAAGGGTTCTTAATGAATGCCAGAGGTATTCAGTTAGTGGAAAGATAGATACTGGTATATTAGCTGCTTTTTCAGACGTTGCTGTAAATGATCTCCTTAAAAATCTCAAAGAAAAAAACTTTTCGGAAGTTCGTAAGTGGGTTGTTTCCAACATGGACAATGAAACTTCTATGTTATTGCGTCGCATTTACGATAGCTTATATGGTGCCTTGGTCAGTAGCAGTATACCTGCTGCTGTCCTTATTATTGCAAAATATCAATTCCAGATTGCGTTCGTCGCAGATCAAGAAATTAATCTTCTGGCAGCGTTAACTGAGATCATGGTTGAGTGTGAATTTAAGTGATTAAAGTTTTAGAAAACCCCAAAACAGATAACTATGAAAAATTTAAAAAATTCATTCTCTCGAATGATTTTCCGTGGAGACATAATGTATCAACAAATATGCCTTTCTATAGTCATGTATTTTTACAGAGACCAGAACTGAACGGATATTCAGAATCTCATTCCAAATGGACTAATCAAAACCTTATTGTTATGAGTGAACTTGTGGATTATAATGGTCTGTATAAAGATCTTCCATATTTTTTCTTAAGATCAAATGCAAATGCAACTCATCCTGATGCAGGGCATCAATACTCAGATCCACATATAGATCATCCACATACACCCCATTCTAATTTAATTGTTTATCTAACTGATACTGATGGAGAAACAATTGTGGAGAATAAGAAACATTCTCCAAAAGAAGATGATGTAATTCTTTTTACAGGAAAGCATTATATGAAAAGACCAAGTAAAGGTCGAAGAGTAATTTTAATTTCTACACTATTTGGAGAATACTAATGAACGTAAAACTAATCCGTATGTGGTCTGGTGAAGATGTAATCGCCAATCTTGTTAAAGAGGATTCTGAATCAATAATTATTACAGATCCAATTGTTGCAGTTCCTTCACAACAAGAAGGGCAAATAGGATTTGCTCCTTGGTCTCCTTTACTTGAAAAGGACGAACTTGAAGTTGTTAGAAGGTATGTTGTATACATTGCAAATCCTCAAGAAGAGATTATCGAACAATATAACTTGATGTATGGTAAGATACAAAAACCTAGTAAAAAATTAATTTTATAAAATGGATCTTCAAAACAAAATTGATAGTGCGAAGATTAGGATTCTAGAATTAGAATCTCTCATAGAACATTGGGAAAAAGAAAAGAGTAGACAAGAAGAAAAAAATAAGGTAGAATAGAATATACAGAATTGTATACAATAATGACCAAGTCTTATACAAAAACAAAAGCACAAATGAAATCTTCAAGTTATTACTTATTCTGGGGCATAGCAACAGTTGCAGTTGTTGCAGGTCAAGTCTATGTCGGCACTGGATATCGTACAATGGCAAAATCAATGAATAGATGGTTTGAAGAGACTATTGATATTATCACTATGCCAAGAAGAAATAATGGAGGAATAGAGTTCTTAAATCGTTCTACTGGTAGACCTGCTGAAATTGATCCTGATGATTATATTATTTGGGAAACAGTTGATTAATAATGCATTCTAATTTAGATCCTAATATTACTTTTCCAATTTCAATAGGAGTAATTACATTATTGTTGGCAGCATATGGTGTATACAAAGGATTCTTTGCCAATGCTAATTTAACAGATCCTTGGGATGATCATGACGACTAAATCATATAAAACTCCACTTCGTTATCCTGGTGGTAAGTCTCGTGCTTGCACTAAGATGGATCAGTATTTTCCTGATCTTAGAAACTATACAGAGTATAGAGAACCTTTTTTAGGTGGTGGTAGTGTAGCAATTCATATTGCAAAGAAATATCCTCATCTTAAAATTACAGTAAATGATTTATATGAACCTTTATATAACTTCTGGGTTCAACTTCAACAATTTGGAACTGAATTAAAAGATAAACTAGTTGAATATAAATCTCTTTATCCTAATCCAGATACAGCAAGAGAACTATTTGTCAAATCAAAAGAATTAGTCAATGATGAAACTATTGATAGTTTAGATCGTGCTGCTAGATTTTATATTGTTAATAAGTGTTCTTTTAGTGGTCTAACAGAAAGTTCTTCATTTTCCCAACAGGCATCTGTTTCTAATTTTTCATTGAGAGGTATTGAAAAGTTACCTGGTTATTCCGAAATAATATCTGGTTGGAATATAAATCAATATTCATATGAATATCTACTAGAAAATGATTTACATGATGGTATCTTTATGTACCTAGATCCTCCATATGATATAAAAGATAATTTGTATGGTAAGAAAGGAGAAATACATAAAGGATTTGATCATGATCTATTTGCAAAAGATTGTCAAGATTCTAATATTGATATGATGATTAGTTATAATGCTAGTCAATTAGTTAAGGATCGTTTTGTTGATTCCAAATGGAATGCAGCTGAATTTGATATGACTTATACTATGAGATCTGTTGGAGAATATATGAGAGAACAAAAACAAAGAAAGGAGTTATTGTTAGTAAACTATAAAAGAAATGAACCAAAACTGGAATTTAGTTTTGATGGGTGTTATAATTATGATAAATTAAAGAAAGAAGGTTACATCAACCAATAAAAATAATTTCTATGTCAGAGTTTATTCAACGTCATATAGGACCCTCAGAAGAGGAGCAATCTAAAATGTTATCTGATTTGGGACTTAGTTCCATTGATGAACTTGTAAGACAAGTAGTTCCAGATTCTATCCTATTAAGAGGAGATAATAAATTACCTGATGGATGTAGTGAACACGAAGCATTAACAGAATTAAAAGAAGTTGCGGGAAGAAATGAAGTTAAAAGGTCATTGATAGGTCAAGGATATTATGGAACTATTGTTCCACCAGTTATTCAACGTAATGTTTTGGAAAATCCTGCATGGTATACTTCTTACACACCATATCAAGCAGAAATATCTCAAGGTAGATTAGAAGCATTATTTAACTTTCAAACATTGATTACAGAACTTACAGGACTACCTGTAGCAAATGCATCATTGTTAGATGAAGGAACTGCAGCTGCCGAAGCAATGATACTTGCTCATAGTGCTAGTAGTAAGAAAACAGATTTTGTAGTCGATGATAAAATATTTCCACAAACATTAAAAGTATTAGAAACAAGAGCAAAACCATTAGGTATTAATATAATTAAACTTGATTTAGATAATTCAATACCAATGGCATTCTTTACTGATGCATTTGGATTATTAGTTCAATTTCCAAATAATCATGGTAAATTAAGACATCCTGATGGATTACTCAAACTAGCAGAAGTTTATAAGTGTATGAAGATTGCAGTTGTTGATCCATTATGTCAGGTTCTTATGAAACCTGTAGGAGATATAGGTTTTGATATTGCAGTTGGAAGTATGCAAAGATTTGGAGTCCCTATGGGATATGGAGGACCTCATGCAGCATTCTTTGCAACAACTGAGAAATATAAACGTAAGATTCCTGGACGTATTGTAGGACAGTCTCTAGATTCCCAAGGTAATAAAGCATTACGATTAGCACTACAGACAAGGGAACAACACATAAGACGAGACAAAGCAACGTCCAATATATGCACTGCTCAAGCACTCCTCGCAAATATGGCAGGTTTTTATGCTTCTTACCACGGTGCGGAAGGTCTGAAAAGAATAGCAAATAGAGTGCTAAGATATAGAGAAACGTTAAAAACAGCATTAAGATGGTGTAATAAAAATGTTGATGATGATGAGGGTTTCGATACTATAAGAGTAGAGACTGATATGGATTCTTTTATTTCTTTAAGTAAAAAATTCAATGCCAGATACGAAGATGGTTGCATGATTTTATCTGTAGATGAACTTACTACGTTACCTGAAATTAGTGAAATAATACAAACTCAACTGGATTTTGATACACAATCAAGTACTATTAATCATGTGTTTGAGACCTGTAAAGATTATGTATGGAAGCATATACCTAGAAGAAAAAATGATTGGTTAGAACAAGATGTATTTAATAAGTATCATAGCGAAACTAATATGATGAGATATATTAATGAATTAGTATCAAAAGATTATTCATTGATACATGGTATGATGCCATTAGGCAGTTGTACTATGAAATTAAATGCAGCATCAGAACTAATGCCTGTATCATGGCCAGAGTTTGCAAACATACATCCATTTGTACCTAAAGATCAAGTAGAAGGATATGACATCATAATCAATGATCTAAAAGGATGGTTATGTGAGATTACTGGATTTGATTCAATATCATTACAACCAAATGCAGGATCACAGGGAGAGTATGCAGGTTTGCTTGCAATACAAGAATATCATAAAAGTCGTGGAGATACAAAGAGAAACGTATGTTTAATTCCTACAAGTGCACATGGAACTAATCCTGCCAGTGCTATTATGGCAGGTATGAAAATTGTAGGTATTAAATGTGATGATGATGGAAATATTGATTTAGAAGATTTAGAGAAGAAAGCAATTATGAATACCTTTGAACTTGCTGCAATTATGATTACATATCCTTCTACTCATGGTGTCTTTGAACCTACTATTAAAGACATATGTAGAATAGTTCATGAGAATGGTGGTCAGGTATATCTTGATGGAGCAAATCTAAATGCACAAGTATGTCTAGCAAAACCATGTGAGTATGGTGCTGATGTATGCCATTTAAACTTACATAAAACATTTTGTATTCCTCATGGTGGAGGCGGTCCAGGTGTTGGTCCTATTGGGGTTGCAAAACATTTGACACCTTTTGTTACACATCAGGTATCAGCAACAGAGCAAGGTAGTGCATCTATTTTACCTATTAGTTGGATGTATATTCGTATGATGGGTGCAGATGGACTAAGAAAAGCAAGTGAGATATCTTTACTATCTGCAAACTGGTTGGCAGATAAAATTGACGATTCATTTAAAGTTTTATACAGAGCAGAGAATGGTCGTGTTGCACATGAATGTATATTTGATTGTCGAACTCTACCAGTTACAGCAGAAGATGTTGCAAAAAGATTGATGGACTATGGTTTTCATGCTCCTACATTATCATGGCCAGTGGCAAATACTATGATGGTTGAACCTACTGAATCAGAATCATTAGATGAACTTCAAAGATTTGTAGATGCTATGGAAAAAATAAAAAGAGAGATATTTACCATCCCAGATATTGTCAAGAATGCTCCACATACAGAATCAGAAGTATGCGGTCAATGGGATCATGCATACACAAGAGAGGAAGCAGTATTTCCTAATAACCCTAAACGTAAGTTATGGCCATCAGTTTCAAGAATTGATAATGTTTATGGAGATAGGAATCTTGTCTGCTCTTGCACAGTGGAGGTTACTGTATGATAGAGTTGGATTATGATCAATTGAAAATGTTAAAGAATCAATTATCCTTTTTAAGATCCTATATTCCATATCAAGAGAGAGGAGATATGCCATTTCATTCAAAAGTATGGTATGATTATCATCAGGATCTATTAGATAAAGTTACACTTGAATTAAAAAAATATGAGCACTGAATTAAAAGATTGGTTAAATTCAATAAATCTATCAAAGAAAAATATAATAGACGAAGATCCATCTCTAGAAAAAGACTATCCTGCCTACATTATTAATCGTTGTTTCTCTGGTCATCTTGATGCAATTATGTTTGCAAATGAGATGAATATGAACCCTTTATTACAAAAGAAGCTTCAATATGATTTTTTACTAAATACACTCAGAACTAAGAAGAGATTCTCTCCTTGGCTCCGTAAAGATACGATCAAAGATCTTGATTATGTAAAACGCTACTATGGATATAGTAACGAAAAGG